GTCCTACAAGGGCGTTTAGCCAAATGTTTGAATGCAGAGTCAGGTATATGTGACATATGGTACTTAGAATCTCATTCTGACTGTTTATTATTAATGGATCTATTGTACCAATTTAGTCGAGATGATAAATATAATGTTAAATAGGTTCTTCTACCGCCGCCGCACTTCAATTTTTCACTTTTGCACTATTCGTCCAATATATACATGAATGGTAGAATTTAATAATGAGTAAACCAAATATTGTTATTGTAGGTGGCGGAACCGCAGGATGGTTGTCTGCCCTATTTGCTAAAAAAAGATATCCAGAGGCCAATGTAACCGTAATAGAAAGCACTGAAATTGGAATCATAGGTGCTGGAGAAGGTACAGTTCCAATGCTAATTAAACTTTTTGAATATTTAGACATTAGTTTACAAGATTTAATTGTAAACACAAAAGCTACTATTAAAAATGGAATCAAATTTACCAACTGGTCAGAAGATGGTGGAAGCTATTTTCATGGATTCACCTTTCATCCTGAAACCGTTAAGGACCTTAAGGTTATTAATTTTGAAAATAAAGATTTTGAAAACTCAAGACTGTTTGCCTATGGCAAAAAAATAAAAGACGAAGACTTTTGTTTTTATACAATGATATCTAATGAAAATAGAGTTCCATATGTAAATAAAGAAAATGATTATCAAAAACATGCAGCCCACGCTTTACATTTTGATGCAAGAATATTAGCCAGCTTTTTAAAAAAGAAAAGCTTAGAAAGAGAAATTAACCACATTGATTCTAAGGTCATTAATTCAGAAATATCAGAAAATAATGTAGTGTCCATTACTTTAGAAAATACAACAACCATAAATACAGATTTTGTTGTAGACGCCACGGGATTTGCAAAATACTTCATTGGAAATTCTTTAGGTGGAAAATGGATAAGTTATTCAGAAAGCTTACCAGCAAATTCCGCTCAGGCTTTTTTTCTAAAAATTGAAAACAAAGAGGAACTAGAGCCGTATACAGAATGTACCGCAACCGACTATGGGTGGGTTTGGAAAATTCCACTTCAGCACAGATACGGATGCGGCTATGTTTATGACTCAAGGCTTGTATCAAACGAAGAAGTAAAAAAAGAGATTGTTAAAAAATACGGAGATGTTGAATTTGTAAAGCAATTTAAATTTGATCCTGGAACATTTGAAAATATTTGGATAGGTAATTGCATTGCCGTAGGTTTATCGGCAGGATTTATAGAGCCGCTAGAAGCAACATCACTACAGCAAACTACAACAACGTTAAACAGAGTATTTCATGAAGACGTAGATGCACTAAGTCCTGGGGGCTATAGAAATCATATAAATAAAAAATGCTTAAAAGATTCAGAAGCAATAAAAGATTTTATATATCTGCATTATATGACAAATAAAACAAATAATGATTTTTGGAAAAATTTTACATTAAATAATAAGATGCCAGATTCTTTAAAAGAAATCTATCAAAAAATTATTAACCTTGATGAAATAAAAGTTTATGATCTTATGTGGCCAGAGTACAGCTACTATATTGTTGCTAATGGAAATAAAATAATGAATGAAGATAATTTGTCTGATTTTGCAAAAAGCTACGAAAAATTTAATAAAGAAATACAAGAAAACTTTAAAGTAGAAAAAGCTTTGTCTAAAAAGTGCTTAAAGCATTATGACTTTTTAAAATTAAACGGAGGCTTCAATGAGTAATATAAAATATGTTTTATTAAAGATGAAAAGCAGGTCATACTGGAATAAAGTTAATACTATAGAGTTTATATCATTTATGACAAAGGTAACTATAATTGTTCCAGGTTTGTTGTTTGGCATGCAATGGTGGTGGCTTTATATTTTTGCATTAGCATCTAGCATGTCTTTAATATGGACATCAACAAGAAAGACGTTGCCAACAATAATTATATTTAATATTATTTGGTGTTGTTTAGCTGCTGCGGCGATTCTTAAACATTTTTTGATTTAAATATGTTAGCAAAACCAAACTTGTCTATATTGGTATAAACAACATCAAGCCCAATTGTTTTCTCATCAGAAACTTTTGAGGGTTTGTTTGGGTTTGCTGAAATAATTATTGTTTTGTTATTTAAAAATATATGTTTATTTTTTTCAAGCCATTTTTGATAATAAGAAATAGAAAAAGGTCTATTTAAAAAATAAATAGTAGGTTCGGCAAGACACTCATATTCCATTACGTCTAAATTTAAAAAATTTATTTCTTTTGTAATTTCTATATTTGTATTTTGTAAATTTTCTAAAGAAATATTATAATACGTTGGATCAATTTCTATTCCAAGATAAGATTTGTATTTTGCATTTTTTATTAAATTATTAAATAGAACTTTTCCTTTTCCAGAACCAACATCAATAAATTTATATTCAGACATATCTGCAATTTTTTCTATTTCTGTATTTATTGCTTCTAGGCAAACCATAGGAAAATTTTGAAATCCGTTAGAGCTTTCAAATTTATCGTTATTTTTTTCAATTCCTGGCTTAAAAAGTCCGTCATCTAATTGAATTATGACATGAGAGGTGTTTACATTATATGTGCGATCAAAAGATTCAAATTGAAGACAGTCTTCTTGTCTTACTGGGTCACATTCGAATTTATAATCTTCGTTCATTTTTTGTATTTTTTTTTAAAAATTTTCTTAAAAAAGTTTTCAATTTTTGACTCTATTATTCCGCCAGGCTGTTCCTCTTTATAATGATCTGATTGAAAGTATGGAGAAAAAAATACTTTTGAAAAATGTCTAGGCATTTTGTTTACGAAGCTGATCTTCAAATTTATTAGAAAGATCAACCCCTTCAAGACCAGAGGCTTGCATTATTTTAATTCTTTCATCTGTAAATGCTGGATTTTCTATTAATGGCATCATCCAATTATCTATTCTTTCTTCTGATCTATCGCCGATCTGATCATAATATTCTTTTGTCTTGTAATTATAAAATGTTCCAGGGTTATCTTCAGCCTTTAAAACAAAATTTGAAAAAGCATATCGAACACCAGACTCTACTTCACGCACACCATGTGCATATGGGTCAAAAGCGCTGTGAATAATTAAATCTCCACGTTCTGGTTGATACTCAAAGCATTCTCCACCGTAAATTCCGTTTGTTATAGGAGTTGCATCTGGGTTAATCATAGGATAGTAAACAGCACCACCAGTAAAATTACCAAAGTATGCAACTAAACCATAATCTAAAACGCAACAGGTATCAAATTTATCTCCTTGAGACAAACGATGACATTCTCCTTTTCCAGGACTATCGCTGTGACAAAACATTCCACCATCGCCAGGCCTTACATTTAAAATTGATTGAGACGGGTGTATTACCCAAGTTGGGTAAAGGAGCTCACTAATAAGTTCCCAAAAATCTAATAGTCTCTTGGGTCTAGGGGTCATCTTGTTTGCGTACCAGCTTATTAATGTTGAGCTGTATCTAAGAGTGTCTCTGTATTCCTGAGATTCAATTTCTTTTTCTAAATCTAGCATTAATTCTTCTGGAATAAAGTTTTTAAACAAAAAGATTCCGCTGGGCAACCCATAAGGATCAACGTTGCTAGATAAAGTTATGCAATCGGGTCTTTCATAAAAATACATTTTGCCCCCTATAATTTAATATAATTGTATCACGGATTTATGTAAAACCCCACCCCCAGATAGAGGCGGATCCATCTAGGGGTGGGAACAGGGAGTTAAAAACTCAACCTGAATTTTAATTATATTATATACTCTTATAATAGTCAATCAAATTTTATATAATCTTTTTTTACCATGTCATCAAGGACTTTGTTTAAAAGCCAAAATGTTGATTCCTTTGAATTTTCTACATACGCTTTGCATTCTTCTAAAGAAAGCCCATTGTACTCAGCAAGACTAAAATTTAATTCTTGAAACTTTTTATGCATTTCCCTTAATATTATTCTTTGCTTTATTGGGTTAATCATTTTGGTCATCAACTTTAAACGAAGGGGTTGGACCCAACAGGTATCCCTGCTCATGATATTCAATCATTTTACTAACCTCTTCTTGGCCTACAGAACTTTTTGCTATTAAGCTAAGAATATCGTATATTCTGTGAAGCATAATGTAATTTACCATTGGCAAATTATCTTCTAAATCATTTGAAGTTTGATTATTCAGGTCTTCCTGCATCTTCCCACCAAATTTCTCTACCCATAGCATCAGTAACCTTTATTGGTTCTGAGTCTTTATTGCAAATACAATTTTTTTCACACATTTTTATCTACCTGATCAACTATGTTCTGATAAGTTGTTATCCCTAATGCTTTTTTATAATTGCAAGATAGGCAATATAAGTATACCTCATCTGAAATAGTCTGATTACAAAAAAGAATGGATTGGTCTACTGGGCATAAAAGCTTTTCAACCAATCCTTCTTTTGACATGGAGATGTAAGTTGATACGTATTGTATCTTCATCCCATCTCCTTTACTTTGTCGGAAATTTTAAGAAAAATTCCTTAGCTTTTGGGGTCATACCCTTCCAGCTTGACCAATCATTGCCGCCATTGGTCATATGATACGTTATCTCTGCGTTTGTTACTGGGTCGAATAACTCTTTGTTACTCTGTAGATCAAATTTCTCAAGTCTTTCAGGACCAAGATTTCCAATCATATTTATCTGAAATAATCCGTAAGAACTATCTCCTGTATGCTTATTCCCGTTATATGCAAGCGGTCTTCCATTAGATTCACGCTTTGCTATTGACCAAGCTTTTTTAAGGCCTGTTCCTTCGAATCCTACAGTTTCAAGTAATTGTTTTAACTCTTCATCTGTAAGCATCTCAGACGAACTGTAACTTGCATTACTGAACTTGTCTAAGACTTCTTGCTTTAATTGGGCTTCAGTTTTCACTAAAGGTTTTACAGTTACAGCATTTGCAGCATTTCCAAACAAAAATAACATTGTTACTGTTATTATTGTCCAGTCACGAATTAAATCGCTAAACTGTTGTTTTATATTCTCCATTGGCATTTCCTCCTATAGAGATAACGAACTCTAAGAATAGCATTGATTATGAATAACTGTCAAGTTAGTTGACTAAAACATTATCTTATATAATGAGATATTAAAAAATATTTTAACCCCTAGACCACTAAATAAAAGTTTGATACACTAGGACTTCATTCAAAATTAACACCGCAAGGCGGAGAAAAGGTCGTATAATAAATGTCACAAACTATTGCAAACCCTTATGAAAACTTTATAGCTTTATCTAGATATGCAAAATGGGTAGAAGCAGAAAGTCGTAGAGAAACTTGGGCAGAAACAGTAGATAGATATTTTTCTTTTATGACTAATCATTTAAAAACAAATCATAATTATATTCCAAATGAAAAGCTTGTTGCGGAATTAAAAGAGTTTGTTTTTGAACGAAATGTAATGCCATCTATGAGATCAGTAATGACTTCAGGTGCCGCTTTAGAAAGAGATAATGTTGCTGGATATAATTGTGCTTTTCTTCCAGTTGATTCTCCCCGTTCATTTGATGAAACAATGTATGTACTTATGTGCGGAACTGGTGTTGGGTTCTCAGTTGAATATAAATACATTAATAAGCTTCCAGCAGTACCAGAAAAACTTGAAAAATCAGATACTGTAATTGTTGTTGAAGATTCAAAACAAGGTTGGGCCAAAGCATATCGTGAATTACTTGCTTTACTTTGGACTGGCCATATACCAGCAATTGATGTTACAAAAGTTCGACCAGCAGGAGCAAGATTAAAAACAATGGGTGGCAGATCATCTGGTCCCCAGCCTTTAATTAATCTTTTTGATTTTACAATTGCAAAATTTAAAAATGCAGCAGGCAGAAGCCTTAAGCCAATTGAATGTCACGACATAATGTGTAAAATTGGTGAAGTGGTTGTTGTTGGCGGTGTAAGACGCTCAGCAATGATTTCTCTATCTAATATTAACGACATAGAAATGGCACAAGCAAAGTCAGGAAACTGGTGGGAGTTAAGTCCACAACGTGCATTGTCAAATAACTCTGTTGCATATTCACGCAAACCAGAGATGGAGCAATTTATTGCAGAATGGAAATCTCTTTATGATTCAAAGTCGGGAGAACGAGGCATATACAATGTGGCCGCAGCCCAAGCCCAAGCAGCCAAGTTTGGAAGAAGAGATCCAGATATACATTACGGAACTAACCCGTGCTCAGAAATTATTTTACGTCCTTATCAGTTTTGTAATCTTTCAGAAGTTGTATTACGTGAAAATGATACAAAGAAAGATATTCAACGCAAAGTTGAGCTTGCTACAATTCTTGGAACGTGGCAATCAACTTTAACTGATTTTAAATACCTACGCAAAATTTGGAAAGATAATACAGAAGAAGAGCGTCTTCTTGGAGTTTCTTTAACTGGGCAGTTTGGCCATAAGTTTATGTCTGGAAAAGAAGATCTTGTAATGCTTGAAGCTTTTTTAATGAATTTGCGTGAAAAAGCAAGAGAAGTAAATAAAGAAGAGTCTGGCAAAATTGGAATACCAGAATCAGCAGCAATTACATGTGTAAAGCCTTCTGGAACAGTATCTCAATTGGTCGGTGTATCTTCAGGAATGCATCCTTGGCATTCCCCATATTACATCCGTACAGTACGTGGCTCAAAAGGAGATCCAATATCTACATTTTTAAAGGAAGTCGGAATTCCAGTAGAAGATGATGTAATGAAGCCAAATGACACATACGTATTTTCATTTCCCGTAAAGGCTCCAGAAAGTGCCATTGTAAGAAATGATTTAACAGCAATTGAACATTTAAATATTTGGTTAATATATCAACGTGCTTGGTGTGAACATAAACCTTCAATCACAGTGTCTGTAAAAGAAGATGAATGGATGGAAGTAGGAGCTTGGGTATATAAAAATTTTGATGAGGTTTCTGGAATTTCTTTCTTACCACATTCAGACCACACATATAAACAAGCTCCATATCAAGAAGTTTCAAAAGAAGAATATGATGCACTTGTAGCAAAAATGCCCAAAAATATTCGTTGGCAAGATCTATCATTTTATGAGACAGAAGATGGAACTTCACCCTCTGCCACCCTTGCCTGTAGCTCAGACGGTAATTGCGAGCTTGTAGATATTTCAGCATAGTGGTAGAATTATAGTATTCGGCCAAGGCCGAAAATTCCAAGGGCAAATTGCCCACAAGGAGATAATAAAATGGCTAAATTTGCAAAAGCAGATTTAAACAAAGATGGAAAGGTAACTATGCAAGAACAGATCCTATCAGCACTAGCAAGCTACGGAAGAGCATTTCTTTCAGCAGCGCTAGCGCTATATATGACAGGCAATACAAATCCTAAAGATTTACTGCTTGGCGGAGTTGCAGCAGTAGCACCCGTAATTTTAAAGGCATTAAATCCAAATGATAAAAGTTTTGGATTTGTCAACAAGGCCTAAGTTATAGTTGATTGGGAACGCCCTTATGCTAAAATTGGCATAAGGGCTTTTCTAATTTAGGGGTAAATGTGGCAGCGCAAAAAAATTTCGAAGTAGATCAAAATACGACTTTTACGTTTGAAGTCCAGTATCTTGATGAAGATCAAACCCCAATTCAATTAAATTTTCATACAGCAAAACTTCAAGTTAGAGATACCCAAGGCGGAAAAAAATTAGCTTTTACATTAACAGAACAAGATGGAATACACATTAGTCCGACTGAAGGAAAATTAAAAATTTCAATATCATCAGACAGAACTAATAAAATGTTTTATCCAAAATCTGCATATGACCTAGTTATAATTGACCCAAGTGTTAACAAAACAAGATTATTGGAAGGGTACATGACCCTCAATAGGTCGGTAACGGTATAATGGCAACACGTTTAATAGTAACCGAAAATAACCCACTTGTAGTTGTAAGATCTACAGGTGCACCAGGTCGCACAATTATTAGCGGAGAAGGAAACCCAAATAATGCTCTTGGAGTTCCTGGAGATTTTTATTTTGATACAAATACAACAAGATTCTGGGGTCCAAAAGACACACAGACAAATACGTGGAATATAGCACAAAGTTTCATTCTAGATAAGCAGATATCACTGACTCATTCTTGGGAACTAGCACAGATAGTTGGTCCAGTAAATGGAATTTACTCGTTACCAATAACACATAACCTTGGGTTCCACCCCAATGTGACTGTTAAGTCAAGTGCTGGGGATATATTAGAAACTGGAATAGACTATAATAGTATAAACATATTAACACTGACTATGGCACAACCGTTTTCAGGGACAGCATATCTGTCATAAGGGAGAAAGAAAATGGCAAAAAAGTTTTTAGTTAGCATTGACCTCAATAAAAATGAGCTCTTAAATGCTAGAATTCAAAATTTGGGCACAGCCCCATCCAATCCAGTCATTGGTCAAGTTTACTATAACAGTGGCGACAATGTTATGTACTATTACAATGGACTTAGTTCACCTAATGGTCCATGGATGCCAATGTCTGCATCTGGAGAAGTTGTACAAGACATTGTTGGTAATTTAATATCTGGTGGCACAGGTTTAACAGCAACATATAATGACCCAGCAAATACATTATCAATTAAATTAAATGATACCTCCGTAACTACAGGTTCATATGGTTCACAAACAAAAATACCAACATTTACAGTAGATCAGCAAGGTAGATTAACGCAAGCTGGTCAAGTTGACGTAGCAACAAATCTTTCTATAGCTGGCGAAACTGGAACTGATACTGTAAACTTGCTTACAGACACATTAACTGTAGTTGGCGATAACTCAATTGATACAGCAGTAACAGATAATCGAATTACAATTACTGCAAAAGATGCAAGCACTACTCAAAAAGGTGTTGCTTCATTTGCAGCAGCTGATTTTGATGTTTCATCAGGCGCAGTATCAATTAAAAATGTTAATTTAAGTTCACAAACAACAGGTGATTATGTAGCAACTATTGTAGGAACAACAAATGAAATTACTGTTTCTCCAAATAGTGGACATAATGCTGCAGTAACTATTGGATTACCAGATGATGTAGAAATTACTGGTAATTTACAAGTTGGTGGAAACTTAAATGTAATTGGAACTGTTAATTCTGTAAATACAACACAGATTAACATTGAAGATAATAAAGTTAAGCTTAATAGCAAGTTTACTGGCACCCCTACTACAGATGCAGGAATTGTTGTAGAGCGTGGTTTAGAAACTGATGTTGAAATTTTATGGAATGAAACTAATGATAAATGGACATTAACAAATAATGGAACTAACTATCATGCAATTGCTAGAAAATATGCAGAAACACTTGGTGCATCTGCTACATCTTATACAATAACACACAACTTGGGTACAACAGATGTTACTGTTCAAATATTTGAAGCAGCATCACCATTTGCACAAGTTGAAGCCGATGTAAAAAGAACTAGCTCAAATACAGTAACAGTAGATTTTGCAATTGCACCATCAGCTGGAGAATATAAAGTAGTAGTTGTAGGATAATAAAATGTCCAGACAAATGAAGGTTGCACTTAATCTTCTTACTTCTATGGAGAATCCCGACTCAGCCACAGTTGGAGATATATACTTTAATGTAATAAGTAAGAATTTAAGAATATATAATGGAATTGATTGGGTAGAACTTACGCCACCAAGCACAGATCCAACGCCATTTTATATGCATACACATACATTTGATGGAGATGTTCATACAATTGATGTTCAAGATAAAATTACATTTAAGGAAACAAATACTTTAGATTCTCCCGATCTAGTATTACCACTTGTAATTGGATACGACGGACAAAACCCTTCAACATCAAACCAGGGCGGAACATTTGAAAATCAAACATTGCTTGATGGTGGAAATCCAGAAGGCAGCGTTACAATAGTACAAGACGAAGTTCTAGAAGGAGGAAGTTCTGCAGACAACGATGGTATAATTGTTGATGCAGGAGGTTCATAAAATGGCATCATTAAAAATACAACTTAGAAGAGACACTGCAGCAAATTGGGTTTCCAACAACCCAATATTATTATCAGGTGAACTAGGAATTGAGACAGACAGCCTAAAGTTTAAAATTGGTAATGGCTCAAGATGGAATGCAATAACCTCCTATGCATTTAAAGCTGGAGAGGCCAATGGAGTAGCAACACTAAATGCTCTTGGTAAAATACCAACCTCACAACTTCCAGACTCAATGTCCGTATCTGCAGATTTAGCAACAGCAATTGCAGCGCTATCAACAACATCTATATCAGAAGGCAGTAATAAATATTTTACAAATCAAAGAGCAATAGATGCAGTAGCATCATCAATATCTGCAGCAATTGCAACGGAAGTTACAAATAGAAATACAGCTATATCTGCTGCTAAGTCTGAAGCAATTTCAACGGCGGCAGCTGATGCGACTAGCAAAACTTCCGCAGTAAAAATAGAAACTTTAGCAGCGGCAGGAACCTCAGCAGATTCTAAAGATGCAGCAGCAGTAACATTAGCAACTTCCTCAGCAAATGTTTATACAGATAATAAAATTGCATTAGAAGTGTCTAATAGAAATACTGCAATAAATACAGCAATATCAACTGAAATTACAAATAGAAATACTGCAATTAATGCAGCTGTTTCTGGATTATCTTCAGGTGGAGCATCGTCTACAATTACGCTTGGAACAGTTTCAACTGGAAACCCAGGAACATCTGTTTCTATTACAAATACTGGAACACCAACTGCGGCATTATTTAATTTTATAATTCCTCGTGGAGATGTGGGTCCACAGGGATTAAAAGGCGACACTGGCTCAACTGGTGCAACTGGCGCAACTGGCGCAACTGGCGCAACTGGTTCACAGGGATTAAAAGGCGACACTGGCGCAACTGGTGCAACTGGCGCAACTGGTCCACAGGGATTAAAAGGCGACACTGGCGCAACAGGCCCACAAGGTGAACGAGGATTAATTGGAGCAACTGGTCCACAAGGTCCAGCTGGTTCAACATTTTCTGGGACAACAGATGCAATAACAGAAGGCTCAAATAATCTTTATTTCACAGATGCAAGAGCAATCTCAGCTAATAACCAAAGATTTACAGATGTATATGTTAATTTAAATCAAGCTAACGATGATTTATTAGCATATGCAAATTCACATTTTTTAACATCAGCAGCACTTGGTAATACATTAGATGCATATGTTTCTGAATCAGATGCCGATCTACCAGGCGGATATGCAAAAATTGGACTATCTAGTGGAAAAATATTAGATACAGTTATACCTTCAACAATTGCAAGAACATCTGACATAACCACAGCTATAGCAAATGTTGTAAATGGAGCACCATCTTCATTTGATACATTAAAAGAACTTTCAGACGCATTAGTAGCAGATGAAACTGCAGCAGCAACACTAACAACATTAGTTGGAACAAAGTTGTCTTCAACAACCGCAGCAACTACCTATGCACCAATTGCTTCTCCTACATTTACTGGTACAGTAAATGGAATTACAAAATCAATGGTAGGTCTTGGAAATGTTGATAATACTTCTGATGCATCAAAACCAATATCTACAGCAACTCAGTCTGCATTAGATGTTAAATTAGCAATATCAACAGCATCATCAACCTATGCACCTAAGATCTCTCCAGTGTTTACTGGAACAGTAGATTTTTCTGGTGCAACAGTAACTGGTATTTCAGCATTACCATCACAATTAAATAATGCAGGAAAATATTTAACAACTGATGGTACATCATCATCTTGGGCAAATCTTAATTTAGCAGCCTATGCACCAATTAATAATGCATCATTTACTGGTACTTTTTCTGCCCCATCAGGCACTATTACATCAGCTATGATTGCAGATGGAACAATTGTTAACGCAGATATTAATGCTTCAGCAGCAATTGATAAATCTAAAATATCTGGAACAGCAGTTACACTTTTAGATTCTGCAACTGTAACAAATACAATGCTTGCTGGCTCAATAGCCAACAATAAGTTAGCAAATTCATCTATTACTATAAATGGAACGGCAGTAGCACTTGGAGGCTCAACAACAATATCAGCAGGAGCAAAAACATTCTATAATAATACTGGCACACTTCCTACTACAGGCATGGTTGCTGGAGATATTTATATACAATATTAGGATATAAATGAAAATAAATGATGGCTCAAATTGGCAAGAGGCAAAAGATCTAAAAATAAATACTGGATCAGGATTTGTTGCTGCTAAAAAAGCCTATGTTTATAATAATGGCTGGCAAATTGCTTATCCAAATTTACCAGTATCATTAAGCACTCCAACATTTACACATACTGGCACTACTTATAGAGGTCAAGTTGGTGCTGTGCTAACTGTTAATTCTTCATGGAATTCAGATCCAGCGTATGCTCCAGTTTCTTATACATATCAATGGAAACGTGGTTCTTCAACAATATCTGGAGCAACATCACAAACTTACACAGCAGTAGCAGCAGACATTGATCAGATTTTAGGTTGTACAGTTACTGCAACTAATGGAAGAGGAAATACTTCTGTTACTGGTGATATTGGAACTATAGTTCTTCCAACTGTTTCATCTATGACAGCATTAGATATAACTGCAACTCCGACACAGCCTTCTGTTAGCATATCCTATTCTGGACTTTCATATAGTGGATCTTGGACAGCATCTTCAAATGCAACATCATATTCTGTAACAACAAATAATGGATCTGTGACAGATAATGGAAATAGAACATTTAGCGGAAGTGGATCTGCTGGCAATGTTTCTGTAACAGTTACTCCAATAAACACAAATAAACAAGCTTATATGTATTGGACAGCCGCACCAGGAGCAGCATCTTATGATGTTGTTAAATATGGGAATAATGTTCAAACCGTAATAAACGTTCCCTCAAATCAATTAAACTACACATGGTCAATTGCAGATGGAAATGAGGGAAATTATTTTTCAGTTTATCCAAGATCTGCTAACTATCAAGGCTATGGAATACAAACATCACTAACAGTATCTAATAAATATGGTACTTCTGGTTCTGCATCAACTAGCATTGGATGTTCAATTGGATATATTACTGATTGGACATATGGCGGTTTAACTTGGAGTGGAAACTGTGTAAATAATTCAGAAGCTGGAACTTACAGTTATAGATATGCTACGTATAGAAATTCAGATTGTACAACTCAAGACATATATCAATATGATTCATATTCAACATCAAGGTATTGTGTTCCTACATGTACTGCAGGTTGGGTAGATGCGGATTACACATATAATGTCACATGGTCTGGCGTTTGTGGAAGTAATTCATTAGAAGGCGGAACATCCGCTGGAAGAACAAGAACTTATCGGTATGCAGACTGCTCAACAGCTGTTATAACAGAACAAGGCCCATTCTATCAAACTCGATCATGTACATATGTCCCGCCAACATGGTACTGTACTACTAGTTCTCCTGGAGCAGGAGTAGGAAATTGTAGTTATAGTACAAGCTCAAGCAATACGTCTCAGAGTGGGACTGGCTATAGCACAAATTGTTCAACTTCAGGTTATCCAACCTGTCAATCAACCGCAGCCCCATTGTCTGGAAAAGGACTCTGCGTTGCTTATGATGTAACTAATTCAGCCTCAGCATTCTATTGGGATTGCTATAGTGTTGGTCAATGTAATACACATACAACAAATAATAGAACCCCTTGCTAATAATAAAAAGAAAAGGTATAATAAATAAATGATTAATTTAAATGAAGAAGATTGGTTCCTTCCAGGAGTAAAACACATTAAAGTTGCGGCTGGCAAAACCGCTTTACAGCTAGCTTTAATTATAGACGGAGCAATTGTTTCTTTTATTGGAGTTAGTCCAGAGATAGCAGAGAAATTTTTAAATTTATCTACCGTATCTGATATTGGAGAAACAAGCCCAGGGCTATTTGAATTTAATATTGATGGCGAAATCGTACAATCAAATGAAATGATATACTCAATCATGCTTTCAGAGCCAACTATTGTTCATGTAAATCTAGACATTCAAAGACACGCAGATAAAGCAGAAATTGGCTGGCTATATCAAGGAGGTCAATTCATAATTCCAGGAGTTTATGAATGACAAGTAGATGGCAGCAGTACAAAGAAAAATTAGGGGAAACAAGGCCCTGGGATCTATTAAATCCTAATACCGAATATGCCGAGGAATCAGAATCTGAAAGAAGATATGACATTTGCAAGACCTGCCCAGAGCTAATAGATTTAACAAAACAATGTAAACAATGTGGTTGTGTTATGCCATTAAAAACAAAACTTGCAAAAGCAGAGTGCCCATTAAAAAAATGGTAATTTTGTATTTGAATAAAAAACTTACGGTATAATTATCTAAGGCAATACCGCCAGGAGGACATAGTGGCAACTAACTTTCCAGTAAGCAAAGACAATCTCACAAATCCAGCATCTACGGATGAATTATCTGGACATGCAGCACAACATGCTAACGCAAATGACGCAATTGAAGCATTAGAAAATGTGGTTGGTGTAACAAACTCCACAGATTCAGATTCTTTGACTTACAAGGTCAACCAGCTTTCAGCATCAGTTACAAATCTTTCTAACACTTCAACAAATATTGAAACTTTGATGGGTCTAGAAGGAAATAACGATCTAACAATCGCAGGAATTCAAAACAAGACAACTATAGACTCATACGCCTCAGCAGATTATCGCACAGCAACATATGCGTTGCAAATTGTAAAAACATCAACTGGTGAGTCATATTTTTCTAATTTAACAGCACTAAGAGGATCTTCTGATATTTATGTTTCAGAATCTAACATAGTAACAAATGCAAATACAGCAATTGCAACCACGGCTTTTGAATCCGTGAATGGTATAATTAATCTAACAGTAACCCCAGTATCAGGAGAAGTAACTGTAAGATATTTTAGAACAGCGTTAAAATAAAGCAGTAAGAGGAGTCATAAATTATGGCAATAGTAAATAAGAACTTTAGAGTAAAAAATGGTCTTATCGTCGACGGTTCCGTCGCAACGGTAAATGGCTATAACGTATTAACAGAGGCATCAACAGCCTTCATCATCAGCACAGTTGGCGGATCAGCGGACACAGCCAATACTCCTAATACTGTAGTAAAGCGTGACGGCTCAGGAAACTTTGCAGCAGGCACAATTACAGCAAACATTGTTGGTAACTTAACTGGTAACGTAACAGGAACAGTTTCAAGCCTTTCAAACCATAATACAGGAGCTCTCTCTGAAGGCTCAAATTTATATTTCACAAATGCTCGTGCATTATCTGCAACAGCAGCTGCATACGATGCAGCAGGTGCAGCATCAAGCGCACAGGCAAATGCAGCAACAGATGCCACAGCTAAAGTAGCAGCAGAAGCCACAGCACGTAACTCAGCAATCGCATCAGCAATTGCAACAGAAGTTGCTGATAGAAATACTGCAATTGCTACTGCTAAATCTGAAGCAATATCTGCAGCAGCAACAGATGCCACATCTAAGGCTAACGCAGCACAGTCTGCAGCAGCAACAGATGCCACATCTAAGGCTAACGCAGCACAAGCAGCAGCAATCGCTGCAGCAGCAACAGATGCAACCACAAAGGCTAACGCAGCAAAGACTGCAGCAGAAGCCACAGCAGCAGCAGCGCTAACAGCAGCAATCTCAACAGAAGTTTCAAACCGTAATACAGCAATTTCAACAGCAGTTTCAGCAGTTGTAGATGGCGCACCAGCGTTATTAGATACTTTAAATGAATTAGCAGCAGCAATTAATGATGATGCTAATTACACAACAACTATTACAACAGCATTAGCAACAAAAGCTAATTCTACACAAGTTGCAACAGACATTGCATCAGCAGTTACAACTGCAGCAACAGATGCCACATCTAAGGCTAACGCAGCACAAGCAGCAGCAGCAACAGATGCCACATCTAAGGCTAACGCAGCACAGTCTGCAGCAATATCTGCAGCAGCAACAGATGCAACTACAAAGGTAGCCGCAGAAGCAACTGCTAGAAACTCAGCAATTGCAACAGCAATTTCAGGTGAGGTTACAGATCGCAATTCAGCAATTGCAACTGCTAAATCTGAGGCAATTGCTTCAGCTAGCGCCACACAAGCAGCAGCAAATGCTGCTCAATTAAACGGCACAACACCATTTACAGTAGTTAATGTAAATGATGTAGCAGCAGTACGGGCAGCAACTACAACAGTTTCCTCAGCTGGAACTGTAAATGCTTTGACATGGTCAGGATCTGATTACCGCACAGCAAAAGCACTTGTTAAATTTAAGAATGGAGTAAACACTCAGGTTTCTGAAGTTCTCCTAACACTTGATACAAGCAATAACGTAGCAATAACAGAATTTGGTTCAATTACAACTGGAACCGATCTAGGAACAGTATCAGCAGCATATGCTTCAGGTAGCGTTTCAATATCAGTAACAACAACCTACGCATCAACAGATGTAATGGTTTATGCAACACTAATTAAATAATTAATAAAAGGTATGGGGTCCTTTTAAAACCCCACCAAAACAATTAGGGGATATGTGAACTTAAATGGCAACAGTAAATAAAAACTTCAAGGTTAAAAATGGCCTCAACGTAACAGGCGCTGCAACTTTTGATGCGGCAGTAAATGTAGACAACTTAGTCTTAAATTCAACCCCCCTAGCTTTTGACTCAACAACTGGAAGATTAAAGATCCAGATTGACGGAGTTTGGAAAGCAATTGCCCTCCTAACGGATGCGGCAGAAGATGTAAGCGCAATAACATTTATGGATATTGGGCTAGCTGTTGATTATGACGGCCAGCCAATCTATACAGTTTATGCAAACGGAGTAAATACAACAGCCACAAAATTTGCGGATGGTGGAGATTACTCAACAGATACATATAGCATGACATTTGATTCTGGAACAATTGGTTAATTGTTTTGGAATTATTGTAGTGCTATAATTACCAAATAAGTCTAAACAAGGGGTGGCAAATATGTCAACAGTAAGAATTCAAGTAAGAAGAGGAACCGCTTCACAGTGGACCTCAGTAAATCCAATTTTGGCAGCAGGAGAGTTAGGCGTCGAGTCAGACACTAACTTATTTAAATTCGGTAACGGATCCTCTACATGGACCGCCCTTTCATATGCAAATAATTCAGATGTAGCGATTGGTGAAATTTCCCAAGACGCAGTAAACGCAGCCCTTACAATGGGAGCGGGACTTATTAAGACATATAACGATGGTGCTAATACAATCACCATTGCAGTAGATGCTTCATATTTCAACGAACTAGCACAAGATGCAGTTAACTCAGCCCTTACACTGGGAGCGGGACTTACAAAGACATATAACGATAATGCAAATACATTAACAGTTGCTGTTGATACATCTGTAATTGCAAATAAAACATATGTAGATAATGCAGTTTCAGGATTAGCAAATACAGCAGACTCAACATATGCTCTAGCATCAGATCGTGGAATAGCAAGCGGATATGCATCTCTAGATTCAAACACTTTTGTTCCACAAGCCCAGATACTTGAACCAGTACAAGATATTGTTGCTGCCATGACTGTTGGAGGAAGAGGATTGAATTCCTCTTACAACGACACAACAGGACAACTAACTCTAACACCAGCTTTATCTGCAAGAAATGGAATATTAGTTGAAGATGTTTCAAATAATGGTGTAGGATTTTATTTATCTCCAACTATTAATGCAGAGACTAAATTAACCACTCCACTTGTACAAGCAGGTACAGTTTCGGCATCTACAGTTAATACTGGAGACATAACAGTTTCTGGAAACCTAACAGTTAACGGAACAACAACAACCGTTAACTCTACAAACGTTTCGTTTACTGACCCAATGATTTATATGGGAGATGGAAATCAATCAAATGCATTAGATTTAGGTTTTGTTGCAGCATTTAATAATGGAACATACCAGCACTCAGGATTAGTAAGAGATGCTTCTGAAAACAAATGGGTACTTTTTTCTGGAGTAGTATCAGAACCAACAACCACAGTAGATTTTAGCACATACACAAAGGATGGTCTTGTTTTAGGATCATTAAATGCAACTTCCGCTGTAATTGGTAGTGTTACTAACTCAGAAATTCAGCGTTTAAGCGGAGTTACTTCACCAATTCAAACACAAATTAATACTATAAATACAAATGCTGACACAGCAGCAGCTGCACTTGCGCTTAAAGCACCACTTGCTTCACCAACATTTACTGGAACAGTAAATGGTATTACAAAAGTAATGGTTGGACTAGGAGCTGTTGATAATACAACTGATGCTGCTAAACCAGTTTCAACTGCTACACAAACAGCACTTGATCTTAAAGCAGATTCATCTGCTACTCAAACAGCACTCAATCTTAAAGCAGATTTATCTTCACCAACATTTACTGGAACACCATCAGCCCCTACTCCAGCAACAGGAGCAAACACAACACAGTTAGCAACAACTGCTTTTGTTCGTACTGAAATTACTGGACTTACAAAATCTAATGTTGGTCTTTCAGCTGTTGACAATACAAGTGATGCTGCAAAGCCAGTATCATCTGCTACTCAAACAGCACTCAACTTAAAAGCAAATATTGCCTCACCAACATTTACAGGTACTGTAACTGGTATTACAAAGTCAATGGTTGGCCTTGGTTCAGTGGACAACACAGCAGATTCAGCAAAGCCAATCTCAACTGCTACACAAACAGCACTTGATCTTAAGCTTGCATCAGCAACTGCAGCTTCAACATACGCTCCAATTGCCTCACCAACATTCACAGGCACTGTATCTGGCGTAACCAAGTCTCACGTAGGCCTAGGAAATGTTGACAACACAGCAGACTCAGCTAAACCAGTTTCAACTGCTACACAAACAGCACTTGATCTTAAACTTGCTTCAGCAACTGCAGCAACAACTTATGCACCAATTGCTTCCCCAACATTCACTGGAACTGTTTCAGGAATTACAAAGTCAATGGTAGGACTAGGTTCTGTAGATAATACAGCAGATTCTGCAAAGCCAGTTTCTACTGCTACTCAAACAGCACTAGATGCTAAGGCACCGCTTGCTTCACCAGCACTTACTGGTGTGCCTACTGCACCAACTGCAGCAGCTGGAACATCTACAACACAAGTTGCAACTACAGCATTCGTAGGAACAGCAGTTTCAGCACTTGTAGCATCAGCACCAGCAGCACTTGATACTCTTAATGAACTTGCAACTGCTCTTGGAAATGACGCATCATTCTCAACAACAATTACAAACTCAATTGGGTTAAAAGCTCCGCTTGCCTCACCAACATTTACTGGAACTGTTTCTGGTATTACAAAGTCAATGGTTGGCCTTGGTTCAGTTGACAACACAGCAGACTCAGCAAAGCCAATCTCAACAGCTGCACAAACAGCGCTTGATCTTAAGCTTGCATCAGCAACTGCAGCCTCAACATACGCCCCAATTGCCTCACCAACATTTACTGGTACAGTAACAGTTGCAGCAGCAGGAGTAGCATTTACAGATGGAACACAAACAAGAGAAGGCGTTCCATCACGGACAACAATTTCACAAAAGACAGCAAGCTATACACTTGCAGCACTTACAGAACGTGATTCAATGATTGAAATGAACTCAGCCTCAGCAACTACATTGACAGTTCCAACAAATGCTACAGTGGCTTGGCCAATCGGAACATCTATTGATATACTTAGAGTTGGCGCTGGAGCAGTGGATGTAGCAGCAGCAAGTGGAGTTACAATTAACGCAACTCCAGGACTAAAGCTTCGTGCACAGTGGTCATCAGCAACTTTAATTAAGAGAGCGACAGATACTTGGGTACTTGTCGGAGATCTATCAGCTTAATGATATTAAAAATAGGAGATAAAAATGGCAAATAAAAAAATAGGTATTACTTCTTCGGCAGCAGACAATTTTCTTGCCCCTTGCCAAGTTACTGGATTTACAGCTACTGGAGTTAACGGTGGAGTCTTTGGAAGCGGAACTGCAACATTAAGTTGGTCAACTTCCGATCCAGCAATATGCAACCCAGCCACATCATACTCAATAGTTTCAAACCCAGCAACAACAACTCAAACAACATCTTCTACGTCATTAACTTTTCCTGGATTAAGTGGTGGAACAGCGTATACATTTACAATAACACCAATTAATGCTGTAGGAAATGGCCCAACAACAACCTCAAATTCAGTAACTCCAACCACTGCCCCAGCAACACCAGGAGCACCATCAGCTGCATCAACAACTGCACTCGTCGATACAGTTACATGGACTGCGCCATCAAATGGAGGATCAGCAATAACTGGCTATACACTATCTTCATCAGATGGCCCAACATATTCAACAGGATCACTTTCATATAATGTTACAGAAGTTGCAAATACTTCACAGACATACAGAGTTTTAGCAACAAATGCAAGTGGAAGCTCACCTTATTCAGCAGCATCTAACTCTGTTACAACATTAGCGCCATCATTTTTTGCCCCACCGTTCTTTCCACCAAGCTTCTTTGCTCCACCAGGGTTCTTTGCCCCACCAAGCTTCTTTGCCCCACCAGGGTTCTTTGCCCCACCAAGCTTCTTTGCTCCACCAGGGTTCTTTGCCCCACCAAGCTTCTTTGCCCCACCAGGGTTCTTTGCCCCACCAGGGTTCTTTGCCCCACCAGGGTTCTTTGCCCCACCAGGGTTCTGGTGTATTGATGAAAATACACTAATTCAAGTTGTTGGCCCAAACGATTCAATAGATTTCAAAAGTGCCAAGAACATAGAAGTAGATCAAGAAATTTGGTCTGTTGTATGGGATGGACTAGAAGATGAACTTACGTCAGATCCATTTATTTGGCAAGCAGATTCTATTGAAAACATAAGATACGTAAAAAGTAGAATTAAATCAATTAAATCTTCTATTAAAGATGCAACAATAATAATAAACGAAAATCTCGACCAAAGATTCTCGCTAGAGCAAACAATCCTTGCCAAGAAGCAAGGTAAGTATTTCTTCAGCACAACTGGAATCCTTGAGCCAGGTGACTCAGTATTTATGAGAAACGAAGATAACCTCTTTGTTGAAGTCCTTGTAGAGTCAACAAGAATTTTAGACGAGAAGAGAACTGTTTACCAGTTTGATGCGGCACCAAACGATATCATAATTGCAGGAGGAATATCAGGAATAATTGTTCACAACGCTAAGGATTAATTAGTGTCGTCAATATATCATCTTCATATTCCAAGAACGTCTGGTACATATATAAAGAATAATGTAATACCCCATTTGATTTCAAATGGGGTAAAGCATTTTGCATCAAACAGAACAAAAATAGAAATAGAGCATATTAAAGAAAGCCAATTTGTTTGCGGTCATTTTGGACTGATGCCATTAGATTATATGGATAATCCAGAAGTTTTTACAATAATTAGGGACCCAGTTGAAAGATTTATTAGTTATTTTAAATATACAACTAAGTCAAAAAGTAAGGGGATTGAAGCAGAAGAAAAGCTAGAAAGATGGCTGTATGGAGATCAATCAGAAATACAGTCAAACGCTCAATCTAAATTTTTAACGGGTAAAATGAATATTGAAAAATTTAATAATTGTCTGGGGCAGCAGGACGCCGTGTTTAATCAATGGTTTATAGAAGGACATAGCTTAGATTTAAAAGACATTATTTCAAATGTAGATAAATTTAAAACGTATACCTTAGAAGAACTAAATTTATTTAAATTAGACATAAACAGAAGTTTAAAAAATAACTTTAATTTTTCAACATTTAAACACTCAGATAAAGCTAATTCTTCTTATGATGTAGGAGTTAATTTTACAAAATCCCACATAGAAAGAATAAAAGATTTAAATAGTGTTGATTTAGAAGTATATGAATATGTAAAACAGATTAAAAAAGAATTTTAATAGTAGACGTCAAATAGGCAATATGTTATACTACATACAAGAGAAAAGAGTAAAATTATGCAAACTTGGTCAGACAAAGAAGTGCTTTTTCCAGGATTATGGGTATACAGAAATGCTGTTGGCCCAGACCTGAATTTAATTGAAAGATTGATATCTGTCGTTGAAAAAAGTGACGGAAGATATAATTGGATTGGCGCCACAGTTGGATACAATGAAACTAGACCGTCTTACAGAGATTGCCAAGATATAAAAATAGGCCCTATTAACAATTCATTAAATGAGCATGATCAAGCAATAAATGAAATTTGGAAAATCTCAAAAGAAGCACACGCAGGTCCAGTAGATGATTATTGCAATGCACATAGTGTAAGAATGACTTTTTGGGAAGTTATGAATTTTATATCCTATGAGCCAGGACAACATTTTCAAGAACACGCAGATCACGGATTCTCATATAGTGCAACTGTTTCTCTTGTTGCCTATCCAAATGATGACTATGAAGGTGGAGAGCTATCCTTTCCAAAACTAGGAATTACAGTTAAGCCGCAGGCAGGAGATCTATATATTTTTCCTTCAACTTATATTTATTCCCACATCGCCCTTCCAGTTAAAAGCGGAAAAAAGTATTCTATTGTAACCATGCTTGATTATAACGACAATACCCATAACGATGAATACAGAGAGATGGTCGCAAGAAGAGTAAAAAATGGTACAGATCAAGGCATATAAACTAGATAAAAATTCAGCAGACATACAGCAGCTCTCAGTAAAAAGAGAATGGATGGATAAAACAGATGAAGCGCATGCCTATAAATGTTTTCCAGTAAGCTTAACTAACCAGCTTGGGTGGGGCGTATCCTTCCCAGAAGATATAACTTTTATTTGGGATGGGATATCTGACTCTACCCCAGACCATATTAAAATTATTTCTGGAGATAAATATGCTTTTGCGGGCAGGGGAAACGCAACTGTAAGTTTTAGTACGGGAATTGTTTTTAAAACAAATGAAAATACTAGCCTGCTCACAATGCCAGTCCCAAATTATTTAAGAGACGGCATTCAGCCATTTACAACAATAATCAGCAGTTCTTTTTTTCAACAACCTTTTCCTTGTGCTTTAAGAGTTACAAGGCCAAACGTTGAAATAACAATTAAAGCAAATACTCCTATATTTTCTATTGTTCCAATAAACCTTGAAGAAATTCAAAATTCTGAAATTATATTTGAAGACCCAGAACTTTTGCCAAAATTAAACTTTAATCCAAGCGAATATAACTCTGAAGCAAAAAAAGTTAATATGCTGGGGAAGTGGTCTAATTTTTACAGGGACGCCACAGACCATCTTGGAAACGTAATCGGAAAACATCAGGTTAAATCAATTAAACTAAAGGTAACAAAAACCAATGAATAATTTTATGGTAAAATTAATATGTAGTCCTGGGGGCAAAAAATGGAAATAGCAAACGACTGGCGTAATAACAGGCCAAAGTCAATTACACCATCTGGATTTTTTGGAAACTCGTCTAGCAATATTGTCGAGCTTGAAAATTTTCTTACTCAAGAAGAAAGAGAAAGACTTATTAATTTTGCTTTAAATAATAAAGTCTGGGATATAACTAAAACACAGGTTGACGAAGATGGGCTTGTTTTGTATGATGCAAATATTTGGGCAGATCGAGTTTGTACATATAATTCATTAATAAAGTCAGACCCAAGTATACTGGAATTAATTAATAGTATGATTGCAAGATTAAAAATAGAAGTCGATAAATTTTTTAATGTAGATGCAAAAGAGACAGGACCAGCAATTGTAAGATGGCCAATCGGAGCAAGACAAGAGCCTCATGCAGATAAAGAATTTCATACGGGAATAGAGCAAGGAAGAGCAAACGATTTCCCACATTATGACCTAGCTGGTTTATTTTATTTTAACGATGATTATGAAGGCGGAGAATTGTATTTCCCACAACACGGAATAGAATTTAAACCTAAAGCAGGAGCAGCATATTTTTTCCCAGGAGATAGGAATTATACACACGGTGTCAGGCCAGTAATATCTGGAAATAGATTTACTTCGCCATTTTTTTGGACAATAATGAAGCACACAGGAGAAAAACAAAATTGAAAAATAATATCTGTGTGATTGATGACAATTTTTTATTGGATGAAGAAATAGATTATTTACAAGAAATAATGTATTCTTGGGACAATAATTTTAATTGGATATATACTCCTACAGGAAATATGGATATTGGAAATTATCGAGCAGTAGATACTAAAGACACAAACAATTCAATGCAATTTACTCATGTAGCAAAATTAGGAAAAACAGAATATTCAGATTTTTCAAAAGAAGCTGAAAAGGTTTTATATAAATTTTGTAAAAAAAATAATATAGAAATTATAGATATTTTTAGAATTAAAGCAAATTTAATTCCAAAACAAAGTGATTATTTACAAACAAATATGCCTCATGTAGATGATGTGATTAATATTATTCCTGAACATACAGAGGGAGAGCACTATGTTTTTTTATATTATGTAAACAATTCAGACGGTCCAACAGTAATTTTTAATGAAAAATATAATGGAGAAAAAAAAGATATATTCTCTATAAAACAAAAAATTAAACCAGTTGCTGGTCGAGGCATTTTGTTTAATGCAAATCAATACCATGCTTCATCTATACCTAAAAAAACAAATTTAAGATGCATAATCAATATTAATTTAATAGGTAAAAAAATAAATGATAACTAAAGATTTAACCAAAAAAGAAATAGGAGAAAATGTTATGACAAACTTAGAATATATTGAAATTTACCCAAAGGTACACGTATACAAAAATATTTTAGAAAATGTTGAAGATCTGTACTCAGTTATGAAAGAGTCAGAAGCCACTTCCGAAGGCAAATATTTTTTAAAGCCTTGGGACCAGTGGGCACATTTTGGAACCTATACCCAAACAAAAAACGAATTAGAGTGCGACGATCAAACAAAAGCATCAGAGATGTATATTAAAGAAAAGAAATTTGCCGATCAAGTTCAAAAAGCTTACGAATTAGCATTAAAACATTATGTTGAAAAAACAAATACAAAGCTACCAGAAGATTGGTGGTTTAGCGGATGTTCATTTTCAAAGTATAATGATCAAGTTGATGTTCTTTCAAACAGGATGACCATGCAATACCACACAGACCATATAACATCAGAAAAAGACATGCCAGGAGAAAAGTTTTTTATTACTTGTACGATGTATATAAACGATGATTACGATGGTGGAGACATTGAGTTTTATGTAGATGGCGTTTTGTCAAACCATAAGCCATCTGCTGGAGATATTTTAATTTTTCCTTCCACAGAGCCATACTATCATGGAGTAAAAACAATATCTAATGGTCAAAAATTTCTTGTAAGGAATTTTGTAATGACTCAATTTAAGGGGACAGAAGAATGGCTAAGCAACCAATTAAAATTTGGTGCGTTTAGATGGAGCAAAATGGAGTACGATAGAGTTAAACACGATAATCCAAGAAACGCTAAATACTTTTTTAACGGAAATCCATTAGAGTATGATGATTTCTTAAAAGCAAAATTAGAATTCCAGCAGGAGCAAATGTAATGGAGCCAATTAAATTAACAGAAGATATTCATTTATATGAAAACTTTATCTCTAAAGAAGAATGCGAAGCAGTAATAAAAACATTTGACCTTCTTATGAAAGAGCGACCTGAATACTGGAAGTCGATATCTTTTTATGAGTCATATTCAGCGTCATATCCAGAATCAAATAGTCCTATCTTGGCACAAGCTGGTCTATCTCCTACATGGTTTGAAGATACAATGAATAGATTTCAAGAAGCGGCAGCTTTAGTTGCAAACACAGAAACAGAAAAAATGTCTAGAATTAGCTTTCACATGCAAAGATGGTTGCCAGGAGCATTTGCTCCAAAGCATTCTGACAATACTTCAAATGATGGAACATACGGTGCGTTTACTAGAAGTAGGTACGCAGGATTTTTATATTTAAATGAAGATTTTGACCAAGGCCTTTTAAAATTTTATGCCGATCACGGAAAAAATGTCTTTGACTTTAAACCAAAAGCAGGCTCATTTCTAATTTTCCACGGTGGGCACAAAAATATGCATGAAGTAACACCAGTACTTAATGGTCCTAGATATACTATTGGTTCTTTTTGGGATGATAGAGAAGAAAGCGATTATCCTCAAGAAATAAGAGATGCTTGGGCAGCAGAACTAGCTGGAGTTAGAGCAATGCAAGCAGAGCAGGCAGTAGAATGGAAAGGCGTTAGGGAAAAGGGTTTAAGATTAACACCCTACGGACAACCAGTACCCGCCGCAGAAGTTGGCGACGAGTGATGAATACAGAAACAAAAACATTTAATCCAGAAGACATGTATCACATGTTTGATCTAAATCTATTAGACAAGGATATTTTTTATTTTAAAAATGTTGTCAGCTACCCCAAAGAACTAATTAATTTTATTAATGAAATTGATTTAATTCCAGACAGCCACACTGTTATAAGTAAGTGGTCTGACTGGACCGCAAGCAATGATAAAGACTTTGTCTATGGAAAAAATAAAAATATTATGCCAACAAATCTTACAAAAGAAAATAAAGATACTGCTCTTGGTAAAAAAATGCTTTACATTAAAAATAGTTTTGAAATGGCATTCAGAATGTGCCTTGACACTTATTTAAAAAGTCACCAGTTAGATCCAAGTCTGTACGACTTAAGAATGAGTCAGATCCCAATAAGACAATGGGTCGGTCCAGGAATGGGTCCACATTGTGATGGATATGATGGAGATATAGATCTTGCTTTTTCAATGATAGTTTACCTTAATGACGAGTATGAAGGCGGAACAATAGATTTTCCAAATCACAACATATCTTTAAAACCAGCGGCTGGAAGCCTAGTAATTTTTCCAAGCCAAGAGCCCTATTTACATCAGGTTAAGGAAGTTTTATCTGGAGAAAGATATACTTCACATTTATCTGTATATAAAATCTAAGGTGGTATAATTAAAAAATGGCAACTACAGGCGTTAATGGATGGCACTTTCCAAGTTACTCGGATTCTCCCGACGTTCCTAGAGATCTTGGTATTCTTGGAAATGATATTGCTGCATATATTGCTGCACATCCTGGACCAACAGGTGCAACAGGACCATCAAACGTTCTAACTGTAGCTGCAACAAACACTATAAATGCTGGTCAAAATGCTTCGGTAACTATTAGCGGAACATCTCCATCACAATCTTTAACATTTAATATTCCAAAAGGTCAAGATGGAGTAATTGGTGGCCCTGGTCCATCAAATGTTTTAACAATTGGAACAGTTGCATCTGGCGCATTAGCTTCTGCAACAATTACTGGCACATCTCCATCTCAAGTTTTAAATTTAGTTTTACCAACTGGAGCAACTGGAGCAACTGGAGCAACTGGAGCAACTGGTCCAAAAGGTGATGCAGCAGCAACAATAACCATTAATTCTACTACAACTGGTGCTGCTGGAACAAATGCAGCAGTTACAAATAGTGGAACATCAAGCAATGTTATTTTAAATTTTACAATTCCTCGTGGAGATACTGGTGCAACTGGCGCAACTGGCGCAACTGGCGCAGCAGGATCAAATGCTGTTATTGATCCAATTGCAACAAGAATTGCGCTACAAACAACAGCAACATCTACAACTGGAGTCAACTCTGCTTGGTATCCACTATCAACAAATACATTTACTTTAGGTTTGCTTGGTCCAATTAACTCTGGAACAGATAACGTAACTAGAGGATGGAAAAACATATA